TACCTACACGATCTGATGTTGGTGCTGAAGTACAATCAGACTTGTAGCTCGGAGGAGGTGCTGACAATTTGGTAGCAGTTTTAAGTTGTGAAGGATGAAGACCACGTTTACGTAGCCAAGCATCATGATATGCTATTTTCTGTGCTTTTGTATATTTTTTCATGTATACATGATACTAATAATAAGAGTAATAGGCAAGATCTAGTTAGATCCGTAGATTACGATAGTTAGTAAGCGCATCAGTATATTTTCCATCGATATCAGGAGTACAAAGTGCTATCGCTATATTACGAGCATCTGTAACCTCTTCAAGGCTGGTTCCACAAAAAATAGCCAGTCTTTGTCCAGTAGGTGGGTTAACCGCATAAAAATCTGGATTATCAATTTGATAGTGTATTAAATAGTCGAAAACCTCATCACAAAGGTTAGTGTTTATACTAAATGATTGCTCATATTGAGAAAAAAGAGCTGCCACATAAAAATCAGTAGTACGTTGTCCGTCATACGTCCATTTACCCACATTGTAAAGCACGTGGATAGCTTCCATTAACTCTTCATCCCCAAACCTATCAATGTCTCCCATGCGCAGATGACATTCAATTATAGTATCATTTATAACCTCTACGTTTAAACAGCCTGTGTAACCTGAAAAATTATTCTCTACCCAGTTGTACAGTGTTTTAAAAGTTTGTTCAGAGGACTCAACTAATTCCCAATAGTCAAACATACCGTGTTGAAGCTTCTCTCCTCGCATACAATAGTGATCAACCACAATACCCTTGCAAACAATCAAATCAAAAGAATAGTGTTCACCTATTTCATAAGGAGACCAAAATAGTCCAGGAAAGTTTACAGTATCATACTGTTCTTTGTTATGTACAACAAAAGAACCAACTCCTCCACCATAAAGATTAATAATAGGTTTCATTACTAGAGGATACTGGGTAGGCTCAGTACCGATTGGGCCATGAGGTATGTCTTGAGTCTCACAGATATGCATTTTATTATAAAACTTTTTATAGTTTTTAAAGGCAGGATATGTATAAGCAAAATCATCCGTAGTCGGTATATCAATACCCCAATCAGAGACTTTTCTATAGTAATTATACATTAAATTAATCGGATTGTGGTTTTTCCAAGGCATCGTACATCTTTTCTCTTATATCTACAACTTTTTCTTGTTCTATGATTTCTATACATAGATTAGTAATTTGAATATCTTTGCGTAAAAACATCATCTTTTCTTGAAGTTTTTCAAGTTCTCCTTGATAGAAAGCTAGTTCTCGTTCTTTACGAAGTCTTGTATCAAGTATGTCGGTTAAAAGAATTATTTTAGGAGGCTTGTTCAAAACTGAACCGCTGGAGACCAAAAGGTTGTGCGTCCATCATCAAGCTTGATTCTTTCAACAGGATGACCGTATATATCTTGTTGCTGATTATAAACCATTACATGTCCTCCCCTTGCTTCTACTATTTCAGAAGGATTTGATGCGAAACGAGTATACTTCCCATGATTATTATATAAATCAGAATAATTACGAATAGTTGCCCCACCGGACTCATACGATGCTGATAGTACTTTACAAATTGCATAATAAAGTTTTTCAAGTTCTTCTTCATCCAAACTACCCATTGTTCTATGAGGCGCAATACCGGCTAAAAATAGGGATTCTGACTTGTAAATGTTTCCTACACCAGAAATCTTTTTCTGATCCATTAACCACTTTACCACCGACCAACTGGGATTACCTCGTGCGCGGGTATTAAATTCGCTAAGAGTACAAGGATTATTAAGCATATCAGGTCCAATTGATCTAAGTTTTGCTTGAAGATCACTTTCTTTATCCACAAACTTAATAGTCCCAAAATTACGCTGATCGTTGTAGTAGACAGCAGTGTCATCATCAAAGTAAAAAGCCATCCTTGTATGTTTGGATGGCTGGAGTTTAAAATTACCAGTCATGCCAAGAGTAGTATAAATATAATATATTGGAAGCAAATCACCAAGCTCCCAATATATAAATTTACCCTTGTTGTGGACGGCTTTAACAGGAAATGGGCCATCATCTTCTAAGTCACAATAGAAGCTGCCAAATCCTGTAGGTAGATTTTTAGTATATCTACCAGAGATAAAATTGATATTAATTAAATTTTTACCTCGTACAGCTCGATCAAGTTGTCTAGCTGTACGAGTGCATTCTGGACCTTCAGGCATTAGCGCATTTTAAGGTTAGCTTGACGTGGAAATCCCCAAACATCTATTGCTGGAACGCGAATCATACGCTCTTTAGTATTCTTTTTATCGGGATTTGGGACAGTGAGCACAACGTTTTTACCTTTACGCCACGCAATAGCTTGATTATTACGGCGCATATCAGACTGAATATACTCACGACGAAGAGCATTTAACACAGAACGTGTTACATTTGGACGCTCACCTTTAGAGGTGTAATTTTTACCAGAACTTTTCTTGCCTGCCATTTGAATCTCCTGTTTTTGAAATATAAGTTAATATACAAAAATAAAGAGCACTAAGCAACATTAATGTAAGTTACGTAACCTATCTTCAACTATTTTAATGTCTTTTGGCTCATCAACAGCCCAGCTATCTCCTATTAAATCAATACACTTAACTTCAATGCCTAATTCTAAGAATCTAATTATACTAAGTGATTCTACTTTTTCTAAAGGTGTAGGAGGAGAGTCAAAATACACATCTAAAGTATCTTTAGAAAAACTATGCAACCATATAGCTTTATGGGCTTTATCGAATTTACCCTCAGTAGTTAAAGGAAAACCAGCTCTTGATGCGTAAAGTAACCTATCGTTTAAATCAAAAACAATCTTTGCTTTAGAATAATCATGGAAATCACTCTCATCAATCATCTTTCTACCCATTAATACAATATCGGGATGTAATGTTGCAGCTTCTTTAATTGTATGTAAATCATTAGTGTTAATAAGCGGTTCATCTCCTAAAACACATATATATGTTTTAGCTAATATCTTGTCGCTAACAAGTTTTACCTTTTCTTCGCCAGTAAAAGTACGATTAGTTAACATACAATTAAGATTATTACTTAAACAGTAATCCTCAATTTCTTTATCTTCTGTTGCTATAACAATATCATCTGAATTAAAAACTGAAACGGCCCTATTCCAAACATGATGTAACATAGGAAGTCCTGCTATGTCAATTAAGGGTTTACCAGGAAGACGAGCACTACCCATTCTTGCTGGAATTACTACTAAGATGTCTTTCATTTATGAATCTCCGTATTTGGTTGTAGAATTGGTTTCCATAGTTTTCTTTTATCGAGGTATTTTTTGTTTGATACGTAATTACTTTCATTATCAAAAATATCATAAACAGAAGGATCGCTAGTGATATAAGTATCGTCAGTTGTCCAGATATTGTCAAATCCCCAAAGATGTATTTTTTTAGCACCATTATGCATAGCCCACAAATAGGCTCTTTGTCCTGAATCTGTTAAACAGCAACCTTTATGGCTAAAGCATAACTGATATGTTGCCCACTTATGACAAAAAATATTATTTTCAATAATCGATAAAGACTTATTTAAATACAACCATTTAGCAAGCATTTTATCACGCGGTAAATAAAGTATATATCCTACAATGGTGGGTAAATTCCAATAACCCTCTTTTCCTATTCTTTTGCTGGGGGTACAAATTATGTCACATTCATCGACAGTTGGTTTATGGAAACAAATAACTGTTCCAGTAGTATATTTAAATTGAGATGCTGATGGTCCATTACCAACGAGATGAACTTCAGACAAGTCATAATCAGATGGTAAAACTTCTTTCATTAAAACCTCGGATAATCAGTAAATTTTGAACTACCGTAGAACGATTCAATCTCAGTTGCCCAATTGATAAAATTATTATAACCTAACTCTTTTTCTTTACCAGCAAAATGAATAAACGAGTTAGGAATAGGAGATTGTCTATTTCTCCAATAACCACAACCTAAAGGTTTATAGTTTAGAGTTTCTGAAATTTCTGTAATGAGATTGTTATTATAATGTGCCCAAACGTTGAATAAAAACTCATCAGGCTCCCCTGTATCAAAAGATTTAAAAAGAGACTCAAAGTTTCTTAACGGTTTATTTTTACCATTTAGTTTAAGAATCTTAGTCCAAGCTGCCTGATCATTTAAGAAAAAATCATAGAAATCATACAAGAGTTCAATTAAATTAATGTTTTCAATTATAATTACACCACAATCATAATAAGTAGAAAAAGTTTTAGGGTATAAAGGCTTATAGTAAGAAACTAATCCTAGTCCTTTAGTCTTTGGGATGGTTGGATTGTAAAAAGGTAAAATGTCAGAATCAAGATGAATTATTCTATCATAATTATGCCGTAAGTCATAAAAAGACTGAAATTTTTGGAAGTTGTAGGGAAGGCGAGGAAATCTTGCAGCCCAAGAGGACAATGTGTCAACACAAACATAGTCATAACCGTTTGACTCTGACCACTCTTTCACTTTAGAAGTGCAAAAATTGATTAGAGGACGATCATCATCAATATTAACTTGAAGAATACACGTTTTCATTTGACGAGTTAGAAGATATAGAGATATTGCTGTGTAGTTCTATTAATGTATAAATAAAATCTGCGGGTTCATATAATTGTGAACATTTTCGACATTCTACAATATCAAGAGGCTCTATTTTACCATTCATGAACCATACTTCTTCGTCAGAAGAACAGACGGGACATAAACTTCTAGCTCTGTATGTACCCATTATAAATTTTGCGGTGATATAAATCCATTGAATGATCACGTGCTCCATCAAAGAATTCGCGTTTTTTCCAAGCGGCCAGACGACCACGCCATTGATCTTTGATTCGCTGCCAAACAGTCATATTACGAATATTTCCGTAATGATTTATATAAACAAGCTCTCCGTGGTGACGGTACACAATAGGAGGAGGTACACGAGTCACAATATCATTGTTGTTAACAAAGCGATAATGCTTTATTTTATCTGTATTCATTTCTTTGACGAAGCGTCTATCACCTACGCGGGGGGAACCAAAAGTGTAAAGTTCGTTGGCGTCTAACCGACTTGCCATGATAGTAGCTAATGCAGCTCCGAGTGAATGACCCGTACACGTGATTCGACAATCATCATCAAATTGTTGAGCATCTAAATACTCAACAATCTCACTATACACAAGATTTAGTGCATTAGCAAACCCAGAATGAACACGACCTTTTTCTTGGGCTCTTTTAGGCCATGCACGTAAATCAGCTAAAAGATCAGATAATTCAGTAGGCTCAGTACCCCTAAAGCAGATTATGAGATTATTAGTTTCTTTATCCCAAGCAACAAAGCATTGAGTACCACCTTTATCAAACCACTTGAATTTTTCATAACCAAATGTGTCACATGAAGATTTTACGAGAGCCTCGCCTGAATAAACAAGTTTACTCAAGTAGGCTGCACGAACTGCTGTGTGTAAATTCATTTTTTCTTTTTTCATTAATATCATTCCTTAATACATCATACACTCTGGGTACTCAATTATCTTTTTATGAGGAATCACTAGCTTAAGATTATGCATACCATAAGATCTGTGCTGCACGCATCGATCCCATTGCCCTCCCATCATAATAATACTATCAAAGTCATATTTTTTTTGTATACGTAATATATCAAATACTACATCCCTTGTTACTTGTCCTTGTTTCCAGAGATTTGACATATAGCGTCCAGGTTTATATGTGTAGGGTATCAATTCCTCTGAAAATTTATTTAAGCGTTGTCTAATAGTAGGATGATAACCCTGACCATTGATACGTGATTTTACACTCCCGTTATTGGCGTATGTTGCAAATAAAACAGCTTCTATGTTATCCAAACTATTTATTTTATTTACCATAGTATCAATAAATTTAGGATATGTATTAGGCCATACATCAATTGCTATCACTATACTTTTAGTCATAGTCTTATCAAGTATGCCTACTTACTTTTCATTTTCTTCAGAATAGCAGCTTGAAGAGCCGGTGGTAGCTTTTTCTGTGCTGGAGTAAGTCCGTCAGTTTTGCGTTGGCCTTTCATTGAAGGCTTTTTCATTGGTTCTTTTTTCATTTTCGTAATTCTCCTTTATTTACTTATAGCTTACTACAAGTTAATAGTATCTTAACATAGTAATACTAATTTAAGAAATCAAAATTTTTTAGAGTATGTTTATTGGGATACATATAAATTAAGCTTATCTTTTACATAAAAATCTATTTCATTATAGTTTGAGATGATAGATGGATAATCTATAGAAATATTTATATCAGGAGTTTTTACGTTAAGAGGCATATTATTTTTCTTTAAATATAAAGGAATACTATTATACTCTAAAGGTGTGAAATTGATATTATTATGTTTAAAAAACTTTTTAAAAGATAAAATTGTTTGTGTGTCTTTAATTAAAACATTTGATAAACTAATAAAATAGTCTTTAGGTATTGATATACCAGAAGTACAATTAATTGGGTTTATTCCTCGATATGTATACTCTAATAAAATATATAAACTACATAATCTATTAGTGTGATTTTTTCTATAGGTGAGAAATATTTGATCAAATCCACTAAAGGGTATATTTTTAAAATAGGTACATAAAGATTCTGAGGGAAAATATTTAAAATATCTGGAATACAGTTTACTTATACCCTTACTTTTATAAACAAGATAATTAATACCCTGTAAATACTGATATTCAGTTATTTCTTTTTGGACTAAAGCTGATTGAAGTCTTTTAAAAAGAATAGGACCTTCATATTTTATACCATACTTAGCACTGATAGAATTAATTAATAACTCACTTCTTGAGCGAGGATTACAACAAACAAGAATTCGCAATTTTACGACTTTCCTCTACGTCCTAAATCTATTTTTTTACCCTTATGAGGGCCTGATTTACGTGGTAACATACCTCGTGCGACAAGTCTGGCTCGGTTTGTAGAACCGATTGAGCGTCCAGCCTTATGTTTTCGTAGTAGTTCTGCATAGTTAATCTTCGGTTTTTTATTCGCCATCATTCATCATCTTTCGTAAATGAGCGTGTTTCTTCATATCATTGTATATAGCTATAACACCACGCGCAGCATGCGTTTTAAATACAAAAGGAAAAAATGCATGAATAGTACTAGTAATTAATATTTTAGCAAGTCTATAACTATTATAAAGACTGTGCGAAAAATGTGCCCAGTAACTCATACGGCTATTTTTTAAATGCTCTATAGAATTCTTAATCATAAAGTATGTTACCTATTTGCCAGAGGGTTGTCCAAAGATTTTTGTAACTTTCTATCCAAATCTTCCTCTAAGGAGTTTAGTTCTCTTTTGACATAACCTTCCATACCAGATACTTTATCATTGAAACGATTGTTAGCATCATCAATCATATTACGAGTATCTGTTTTAGTTCTATCCATAAGATCTTGTGCTTCATCTTCTACTTTGTCAATATCGTTTTCAACTTTGTCTAAGATCTTTTCCATACGAACTAGATCTTCTCTTAAGTCATGTTTTGTATCACGCATAAAATCTACTTGCTCACCGATTGCATCACGAATAATAATAACCTCTTCTCTAGTTACTTTCATTTCTTCTTTGAGCACTGCAAGGTTCTTATCAAACTCTGATAGGTCTGGTGCTACATAGTTTTGGATCTGTTCTTTCATATCCATATAATCTTTGTAGAATTCAAAGCCTCCCCA